CAGCTAGGTCAAGTTATAAGTGGTCAATTTGGACAACCATTAAGAGCTTATGTTGTAAGTGGAGACATATCATCAGCTCAGGAATTAGATAGAAACATTACAGATACCGCAACAGTCGGTTAATTATATAAATAAATTTGATATGAAAATAGTAGAACTAATTATAGACGAAGAACAAGAATTATCTGGCATAGAAGCTATATCTATAGTAGATGAGCCAGCAATAGAAGAAAATTTTATTGCATTATCTAAACAGCAAGAGATTAAACTAGCTGAAGTTAGTAAAGAAAAGAGAATATTAATGGGTGCTGCTTTAGTGCCTAATAAGAACATCTACAGAAGAAACGGTGAAGATGAATACTATATATTCTTTAGTGAAGATACAGTAAGACAAGCTTCACAATTATTCTTAATGAGAGGTAATCAAAACAAATCTACATTAGAACATCAAGCTGAATTATATGGTTTGTCTGTAGTAGAATCTTGGATCATAGAAGACGATGTACATGATAAGTCAAGAAAGTATGATATGAATTTACCAGTAGGAACTTGGATGGTATCTATGAAAGTTAATAATGATGATGTTTGGAATGATTATGTTAAAACAGGCAAAGTAAAAGGATTTTCTATAGAAGGTTATTTTACTGATAAAATTGCTATGAGTAAGATAGAAGAAATACATAATGAAGAAGAAGCAACTGAAATACTATTAGAAATTGCCAATTCAATATTAGATAACAAATATGAGTTTGCTACATATAGTGATTATGGAAGTGGTGTTAGAAACAATGCTAAAAGAGGTATTGAACTTAATAAAAAGGTAAATAACAAATGTGCTACAAGCGTAGGGAAAATTCGTGCACAACAGTTGTCAAGAGGTGAAAAACTAAGTGTGTCAACTATAAAAAGAATGTATTCATACCTAAGTCGAGCAGAGACATATTACGATGCTGGAGATAGTAAAGCTTGTGGAACTATATCTTATTTATTATGGGGAGGTAAAGCAGGTTTAGGTTGGTCAAGAGGTAAGTTAAGAGAACTTGGAGAACTAGATTTAAATGACGATGATCCATGTCAAGCAGGATATGAGCAAGTCGGAATGAAAGATAAAAACGGAAGAAAAGTGCCTAATTGCATACCTAAACAATAACTATGAGAAAAACAAATGAAACTGTAGGAAAAGCTGTACCTACAAATAAAAAAAGAGGTTGTTTATGTAAGAACGGAACATACTCAAAAAAGTGCTGTGACGGAACTTATAGAAGTCAAGGAGTTGGCAAAGTATAAAAATGCAACAACCCTTTTACATACAGTTAATTAGTAATAAATTAATTTAATAATCGAAATTTATGGAAAACACTAAAGCTACCTCGATTTTAAACGACATCATGGAAAAACTATCCTTAGTTAAAAAAGATGAAGTTAAAGAAGTCGAAGTGAAAAACGAAGTAAATCTTTCGGAACAAGTTAAAGAAGAAGAAAAATTATCTCAAGAATTAACTGAACTAGCTTGTGCTTGTGAAGATAAGAAAGAGGATTTAAATTCTGAAGAAGTTGTTTCTGAAGAGCTACAAGAAGAAATTCCTGCTATTGAGGAAGTTTCTGAAGAGATTGAAATGGATGAAACTAAATACGTTGGAAGAGACGAGTTTGATTCAAAGATATCTGAATTAAAAGGATTGATTGAAGAAATGAAATTAGGTTACAGTGAAGAAAAACTATCTATGGAAACTAAAATAGAGAAGTTATCTGCTGAACCAGCATCTGAACCAATCTCACACAACCCTGAAGGGGATGTAAAACAAAACTTTAAATCTTTTGGTCAAAACAGAGTAATGAACACTAGAGATAGAGTAATGAACAAAATTGCTAATTTAAAATAAACCAAACTAAAAACAATTAAAAAATGGCTACTACTACATCAATTACAAGTACTTATGCTGGCGAATTTGCTGGGAAGTACATCTCTGCTGCTTTATTATCAGGTGTTACACTTGATAGAGGTGGTATAGAAATTAAACCAAACGTAAAGTTTAAAGAAGTAATCAAAAAACTAGCTACTAGCAGTGATCTAATCGCTGATGGTACTTGTGACTTTGCTGCTACTTCAACTATTACGCTAACAGAAAGAGTTCTTCAACCAAAAGAATTACAAGTAAACTTACAATTATGTAAGCAAGATTTCAGATCAGATTGGGAAGCTGTACAAATGGGATATTCTGCATTTGACAACCTACCTCCTAAATTTAGTGACTACTTAATTGGTCATGTATCTGGATTAGTTGCTGAAAAAACAGAAAACACTATATGGAAAGGTGATGACAGTAATGCTGGTGAATTCGATGGATTTACTACATTAATGGCTGCTGATTCAGACGTTATTGACGTTTCTGGTGCAACTATTACATCTTCTAATGTTATTGCAGAATTAGGAAAAATAGTTGACGCTGTTCCTTCTGCTTTATACGGAAAAGAAGATTTATTTATCTATGTATCTCAAAATATTGCTAGAGCTTATGTAAGAGCTTTAGGAGGATTTGGAATACTACAGAATGCTGCTGGATCAGAAAATGTATCTGACATAGGAGCTAACGGTGTAAATGGACAAGGCACTATGTGGTGGCAAAATGGAGCATTATCTTTTGATGGTGTTAAATTATTTGTTGCTAACGGACTTGCTGACAACAAAGCTGTTGCTGCTCAAAAATCAAACTTATTCTTTGGAACTGGATTATTATCTGACCACAACGAAGTAAAAGTTATTGATATGGCTGACTTAGATGGTTCTCAAAACGTAAGAGTTGTTATGAGATTTACATCTGGTGTACAATACGGAATAGGATCAGAAATCGTTCTTTATTCTTAATAAATTAAATTAACCAAAAATTAGGGTAGGTAGCTGTATATCTACTTACCCTTTTTTTATAATAAAAATAATAAACTATGGCTTGTGGAATAAACTTAGGTAGAAAAGAACCTTGTAAAGATGTTGTCGGCGGCTTGAGAAATGTTTACTTTATAAATTATGACGATACTAATAAGAGTATTACTTTTGATTCAACAGATGATACATTAGTTGAAACTTTAGGCACTAGCTCTACTGAGGAAGTAGAAGGTCATAAATATGAGTTAAAAGGAAATTCTTCTTTTGAACAAAACATTACCTCGTCAAGAGAAAACGGAACTACATTCTTTGAACAAACATTAAATTTAACACTACACAAATTGACTAAAGAAGACAATAAAGAATTAAAATTGTTAGCTTATGGACGACCTGTAGTGGTTGTAGAAGATTATAATTCAAATTTATTTGTAATGGGAGTTGAGCATGGTGCTGATGTTTCTGGTGGAACAATAGTGACTGGTGCTGCTATGGGTGATTTAAGTGGTTACACACTTACTTTAACTGGTATGGAAAAAGCTCCTGCTAACTTTATAGAAAAAACTTCTGCTACAGAAACAGTGCAAACTACATTAGATAACGCTTTTGTTAATGTAATAGTAGGTACTAATTCATAATAACTAAATTTAATTAGGTGAAATTAAGGGATGCTTCGGTATCCCTTTTTTTATTGAAACAAATACCAAATTATTCGTTATTTATAATATGGTAATATTAACTACATCAACAAACAGCCAGAGTTTTAAAGTAATTCCTAGAAGTGCACAAAGCTCAGTTACGTTTGAACTTACTGATAAATCTACAAGAAAAGTTAATACTGTTTCAGTTACAGTAACTAACTCTAATGGTTACATGACTGTTACAGGAACATTTGTAGATAACCAATCTAATAACTTAATGATTGAAGGCAGATTTTATTCATTTGCTATTAAGAATGGATCAACTATTATATATAGAGGTTCTATTTTCTGTACAGATCAAACTAATTTTAATACCTTTGATGTACATTCTGGAGAATACACTACAGAAAACACATACGATAACGATTTTGTAATAATATGAGAAAAGTAAATAAAATGGCAAAAAAGAGATTAGCTCGTAATCCTTTGCCTAAAGTAGAAAAAGGCAAGATACATATAGTTAATATGTCATCTTATACACGACCAGAGATTGTAGAACAATACAATAGAGATTGGGTAGAGTATGGAGAAGACAATAATTACTTTGATTATCTTATAGATAGATATAATGGAAGTGCTACAAATAATGCTGCTATAAATGGTATAGCAGAAATGATATACGGAAAAGGTATAGATGCTGTTGAAGAAGACACAAAAGGAAAAGATTATAAAGAAATGAAAGAACTCTTTACTAAATCTTGTATGAAAAAGATATGCTATGACTATAAAATGATGGGACAAGCTGCACTTCAAATAATCTATTCTAAGGACCGCAAAAAGATTGTGCAAGTAGAACATATACCTGTAGAGACGTTAAGAGCAGAGAAAGCAAATAACAAGGGTGAGATACAAGGGTTTTACTACTCTAAAGATTGGTCAGAAGTAAGTTTTAAGAATACACCTAAAAGAATACCTGCATTTGGAACAAGTAAATCAGGATTAGAGATATTATATATTAAACCTTATAGAGCTGGATTTTATTACTATTCTCCAGTTGATTATCAAGGAGGATTACAATATGCAGAACTAGAAGAAGAAATAGCTAATTATCATATAAATAATATACAGAATGGTTTGGCACCAAGTATGCTTATTAACTTTAATAATGGTGTTCCAACAGAGGAGCAAAGATCGCTTATAGAAAGCAATATTCAAGAAAAGTTTAGTGGTTCTTCTAATGCTGGTAGATTTATATTGGCATTTAATGACAGTAAAGAATTGTCTGCAAGTATTGAGCCAGTTATACTAAGTGACGCACATGAACAATATAAATTCTTAAGTGATGAATCTATGAGAAAGGTTATGGTATCACACAGAATAGTATCTCCTATGTTAGTTGGTATAAAAGATAATACTGGATTAGGTAATAACGCTGAAGAATTACAGACAGCTTCATTACTGATGGATAATACAGTAATACGACCAATGCAAGTTACTATACTAGATGAACTAGAAAAAGTATTATTGTATAACGGAATCGAATTAGATATATACTTTAAAACACTACAACCTTTAGAATTTACTGATCTTACTAATGCTGTAACTGATGCAGAAGTAGAAAAAGAAACTGGTATAAAAAAAGATGATAGTGAAATAATAGAAGAAGAATCAATTAATACAGAAGAGTAATGGCAAAAGCACTATTTATAAAGAGGTCAGATTTAGTAAAAAACACTGCACTAAATTCAAATGTAGATACAGATAAATTTATACAGTTTATTGATCTGGCTCAAGAAATACATATACAAAACTATCTAGGTACAGATTTATACGATAAAATAAGTGCTGATATATTAGCTGGTTCATTAACTGGAGATTACTTATCTTTAGTAAATGATTACATACAACCAATGCTTATTCACTACGCTATGGTAGAATACTTGCCGTTTGCTGCATATTCTATATCAAATGGAGGTGTATATAAGCACAACTCAGAAAACAGCTCTAACGCAAGCAAAGAAGAGATAGATTTCTTAATACAAAAGGAAAGAGATTTTGCAGAATACTATGCACAGAGATTTATAGATTATATGAGTTTTAACGCACCTACTAAGTTTGACGAATATTATAGTAATTCTAATCAAGATATTTACCCAGATAAAGATACAGGGTTTCATGGATGGGTAGTATAAAGAGGAATTACAAACCTAAAGAGGTTAACGTAAAAAAATTATTAACGTATTTAAAAAAGAAAGATAATGGCACACATAATAAATTGGGAAAAGATGTTTAATTCACAACCAACTTGTTTTGAATAATGGCATCACTTTCGAATACTAAAATAAAAGATACTTACGAATCACTCGTTAAGTTTAGTGATAATGGTAATATAACTATTGGTGCCAAACAATTAACAGATGGTTTTGGTAATAATTCTCCTTTCTTTGTATCCACTACACAAATAGGAATAGGAGTAACTCCAGCTTTAGGTTATGACCTTCATGTAAATAGCAATTCAAAAATAGGTGGCAATTTAGTTGTAAGTGGTAATCTTACAGTTAGCGGTACTCTTACATATTTAGACGTACAAGATTTAGCTACTGAGGACCCTTTAATTAAACTTGCCAGAAACAATGACGAAAACAGTTTAGATATAGGTTATTATGGTCAATATGTAGAATCTGCTGTAACTAAATTTAAAGGGTTATTTAATGATGCAGATGATAATAAATTTAAGCTATTTATAGGCACTTCTACTGAACCTACTACAGTAGTTAATACTGGCGGAACAGGATATGCTATAGGAACTCTTGTAGCCAATTTAGAGGGTAATGTTATAGGTGGTACAATATCTGGAACAACTGGTACATTTACTGGTAAAATTATTGGTGGAGATTCTGGCGGTACATCTGGTTCAGTATTATTGCAACAAAGGTATTCAGGGAATAATATAATTTCCACTATAGGTACAATGTATTCTACTGGTGGATTAATATTAGGTTATGGTATTGCACCTAAAAATGGCTCAATTGGATTTATAAGTACAGTAGATAATGCGGCTATTCAAAGATCATACGTTTTATTAGATAATAATGAATTTACAATAGGTTATGCTGCTGCACAAACTACTACTAGAGGTGGTGATATAACAGGATTGACTACTCCTTTTACATTAAATATAACAAATGGTAACGCAACTTTTACTGGCTTAGTATCTGGTATTGCTCCAACCTCAGATTTAAACTTTGCAACTAAAAAATATGTAGATGATAACATTAGTGATGCTTATGTAAACACAATAACATATAAAGGTGGTGAAGGAACTAAATTAGATAATAGTTCTTTTAATGTAGATGGTATAGGAACTAATTTTAAATGGATTGAATCTAATAGCGGATCATCTGGCACAACTTGGAAAAAGGTTGCTGATGTTGTTTTAAACAATACTGGTTTTAAAAATGGTGTCCAAATGGAAGTTAAAGTGTTACAACCAAACACAAATTGGGGTGATAATGCTAGTTTAAACACAATTTATTATAGTGTTTCTTTTAGAGGTGATGAATCTGATACTGGACCATTTTATGATAATGCTTTAGTATATGGTCAAGATGCTGACTTAATTAGAGTTTATAAAACATCTACTCATAATTACGAATTACAAGCTAGGTCAAATGATGATAATAGAGATTTAGTTGTTGAATGTAATATAACAAGTAAAAGATCAGCAAAGGTTACATTTACAACAGCTTATACAGATGGCACTATAACTGGCGGAACTGCTTATACAGCTAGCGGTAATGCTTTAAATAAAACAAAGTTTGCTGGTAATGTACAATTTGAGGGTGCAATATTTGATGATGCAGAAGTTGAAGATTTAAGAGTTAATGAATATTTATATTTTGGTTCTGGTGCTACATCTGGTTATGGACCACACATTAAACATTCTGATTCTGGTGGTACTGGTAAAGGAATGAGAATAACTGTTGATAGCGATCTACAGGTTTGGGGTGTTACTGGTAATGCTGGAGAACAAAATCAGGGATTACAAATTTCTGGTGGTGTTGCTAAATTATATGACATGAATGGTGTTGTATTAGAAACAGTTTTAGGTGGAGTTAAACTACCAGATGATATAAAACTTAAACTTGGAACAGGAAGTGATTTAAAAATATATCATAATTCAACCTCTGGTAATAATAATATTGATAATGAAACTGGTGATTTATATTTAACACAAAATACTAATGATGGTAGCATAATATTTAGATCAGATAATGGTATCGGTGGTGTAACTGAATACTTTAAAATAGATGGTAATATCAACAGAAATGTAATTTTAGTTACAACACAGCTTAATGATAATGTGCCAATGATTTTTGGTGCTGGAGCAGGTCGACCTAGTATAAAATATGATTCAACAGCTAGTCAATTATTTATTAGTGGCGAATCTAAGTTTTTAAATGATTTATATGTTATTGGTGAAAGTCAATTTACTGGTGATGTTGGTATTGGTGTCAATCCAGTATCTAAATTTCACTTAAAATATTCTGGTGGCGATTATGGTGCTGATTCAACAAGTGGATTTATTAATGAAGCAACAACTGGTCGAGGTACACAAAGAATTAGAAGCATAGGTGATAACCCAACAGAGTTGTTTTTTGATATTGATGGGGGTGTGGCTTGGGATATTTCAGCCAGAGATAGTTCATCATCATATGATTTAATGTTTTTTTCAAGAGCTGGAACACCAGCTTATAATGCAGTCGGTATAATAGCGGTTAAGTTTGGTCAAAATGGTGATATAACATCATCTGGTAACGGATTTTTTAGTGGCAGATTAGAATTAAATGATGGTGTAACAATGAGTGGTGGTTGGCGAAGAACAGCACTATTAACATCTGTTTTTCCAGTTATAGTTTTTCAGAGTACGTCTGGAACAGATAAATTCGCTGGTATTGGATATGATTCAAGTTATGGTACAAGATTTTGGAAAGGCGGAACAACTGTTGATGTAACTGGAACTGGCTCTAATTGGATGTCAGTACCAGATAGTGGAACTATTGAAATTAATCAAGCTACTAGATTTTCTGATTTCATAAGGGTTGATGCTGGAACTACTGGCAATCCAGTTGGGGGCATAACATGGTCATCTACTGATAATGGTTTTTTATATGCCAATGCTGGTGGTGTTATTAAAGCTAAAATTGATTCTGCAAATGATTCTTATTTATTAGGTGGTGGCTTAGGAATTGGAACTAATTCTATTGCTGTTGCTGGCACTAATTTTTTAGGTTTACATATTAAAAATACATTACAATCATCTGGCTCTAGTATAGTTTTAGAAAATAATGCTGGTCATAAGGGTTACATATATACTGGTACATCAACAGATGAACTTGCAATACAAGCCGCTGGAGCATTATTATTTAATGCTGGAGCTACTAATAAAGGAAGATTTAATAACTCTGGTTTTAGCTTTCAAGTTGGTGTAGATACAACAACACTTGCACATATAAGATTAGGTGGTGGGAATGCGGCTGGTGGTCGTTTATATATGGAATACAATGGCGATTCAAGTTATATTGATTCTTTTGGTGGTCATGGTTCGAGTCAAAGATATAGAGATTTCAGCATTAATGCTAGAAACTTGTATTTAAAAACTGGTGCTGTAATGTCAAACACTTTGGATTTATTAAGTAATGGAAATGTAGAAGTATCAAGTGGTACATTAAGAGTAAATTCAACGAGTGATGCACAATTATTTTTAAAAAGTACAGACACATGGTGTGGTATTAATTTTAATGATGGTAATTCAATAATTGAAAATATATTTTACAATGGTAACAATGGCACTTTTGCTATTGGTGGTGGCGGTTCTAATGTAGCTGGTAAAAAATTACATATTGATGGTGGTGTTACTATTGGTTCAAGTTATGATGCAACTGCATCTGGTACAAACTCATTAAATGTTGAGGGTTCAATAACTAGTGGTGGTGGCTTTACATCTTGCGGTAGTATAAAAGCCGCTGGTGAACTTGTTTTAAAAAGTAGTGATTGTTCTTATGATAGAGCATACTGGGCATACGATGATAATGCAAATCAATCTTATTTATGGAATATTGAATCTGATGCTTTTACTAGCTTTTACACTAATAATTTAGAGAGATTAAGAATAAAAGCAGATGGTGTTTCTCAATTTAATGGAAATGTTGGTATTGGTGGCACACCATCTGGTAGTGGATTTTCTGCTAGTGCCTATCCAATTTTTAATGTTTTAGGATCGAAACCAGTAGTAAAATTAACTGAAACAGATGTTACAGATTCATTTTCTTATATAGGTCAAAGCGATGGCAATACTTATATTGGTAGTGCTGGTTCTGGTTCTTTGTTTTTACAAACTGGTGCAAGTTCTACATCTAACAGAGTTACTATTGACAATACTGGTAATGTTACAATAAATGAAAGTTTAGATTTTGTTGATTCACCATATAGACATGGATATTCAATAAGAAGAAATGCAAATGCTTTAATTTTAAGTGGTGGTTCTAGTGGTTTTTATTTCAATAGACATAATAATTCAGCTACTGATGTATATATAAGTGGCTCTGGTAATGTTGGCATAAATCACACATCTCCTTTTAATCAAATATCTGGTACTGAAACAACACTTGCAGTTTCAAATAGTAATGTTGCAAGTTTATATTTGAATAATACTGCTAGTGGTGGTCATAATCACATTATGTTTTCTGGTACATCTGGCAATTTAAATTGGTACGATAAAACAGCTGGAGATTATAGAATGATTTTATTTGCTAATGGAACTTTTGGATTAAATTTAACCAGTATAACAGCTGGTGGATTTACACCCACATTTGCTTTAAAACAAAAATCTAATAGCACATGGGGTGGAATTAATATTGAATCACAAGATAATGATTCAGTATTGGCACTTGGAAGTGTTAGCGGTAGGCATAAAATTGCTGGTAGTTATAGAGCAAGTGCTGGTTATAAACCATTAGATATTGAAATTGGTGGGCAACAAGTAGCAACATTTTCAACTTACTCAGTTGGTATAAAAACAAATACCCCACAGTCAACACTAGAGGTATATCAAGGAACTGGCAACAATCAAAAAGTTTCTTTTGGTGGTACTTATGGTTCTGGTTATTATCAAGGAATACATTTTGGATATTTTGAAAAAGGAAATCAATCTTACAGAAAATCAGCTATTGTATTTGAAAGAACAGATTTAACTAGCGGAAATGCACAAGGAAAAGTACATATATTAAATGGACCACAAACTGGTTCTGGTTCTGCAACTTTAGCAGATGCCGCAATTTCTGTATCTGAATATCGCCATGTGGGTATAAATAATAGTTCACCAATTTCACCATTACATTTAAAATATAATAATGGTTCCTATGGCTCAGATAGTACATCTGGTTTTATAAATCAAGCCAATTCTGGGCGATCTACAACAAGATTAAGAAGTGTTAATGATGAAGCATCTGAACTGTTTTTTGATGTAAATGGAGCAATAAGGTGGGATTTATCCACTCGACCATCAAGTCAAGGTTATGATTTAAATTTTTATCCTCAAGCGGCATCGCCAGGATTAACAGGTGTATCGAATCACATATTAGCTTTAAAGCAAGATGGTAGAGTTTATTTTAGATACAGAGCTGGATTTAATACAGAATCACCAGATGCTTATATACATATAAATCAAGGTTCTGGTGGTTCAAATGGAACAGATGGAATTAGGGTTAATGGTTTAGGCAACTATCCATCATTAGGATTAGGAATAAGTGGGAATTATCATGGAATGGTTAGAACCTATGGTAACGATTTAGAAATGTATGCTGGTCATTGGCGAACTATTGGTAATACAGCATCTGAAAATCATTCAATTAGATTTTATACATCAAAAAGTGGCTCTAGTAATTGGTCAACTGCTAAAATGACTTTAGATCATTATGGTATGCTTGAAGTTAACGGAGCTACTATATTATCTGGTGGTTGGGGTGAAGTTATAAGAGCTAAAGCAACATTTCCTGCTTATACTTTTAATAGTAACAATTCAAAATGGGCAGGTATATTTTATGATTATTCTTGGGGAATGAGAATAAAAGTTGCCGCAACAAGTTCAAATGTGTCAGCTAGTGGAATTTGGGCAATAAACATTAATAATTCTGGAAATATAAGAGTTGGTGATGCTAATAACCCATCATATAAATTTGATGTTGCTGGTAGTATAAGAGCAACAAGTGATGTAATTGCATTTTCTGATCGAAGAGTTAAAGAAAATATTGTTACTGTAAATAATGCTTTAAATAAAGTAACAAAATTAAGAGGTGTAACATACACCAGAAAAGATATTGATGACAAATCAACTAAAGTTGGTGTTATTGCTCAAGAAGTTTTAGATGTGTTACCAGAGGTTGTAAGTCAGGATGATGAGGGTAAATACTCGGTTGCTTATGGTAACATAGCTGGTGTATTTATTGAAGCTATTAAAGAATTAAAAGCAGAGGTTGATAGTTTAAAACAAGAAATTAAACAATTAAAAAAATAAATTATGGCTTGTCCTAGTATTGCAGATGATGAATTATCAATGTTAAAAGTAGCAAGAGAGAGAACTGGCTCTGGTTATACATCTAGTATTGTTATTGCTCCGCCAATATATATGTCAGATATACAAAGATTAAGTGGCGGTAATTCAAGTGGATCAGGTCGAAGTTATCCAGCAGTTGCATTGGCAAATCCAATAGACAATCGACCAGATGGTGAAAATCCTTTGCACATGAGTGAGTTTAATTTATACGATCAAAACCCACCTAGAACAGCATTTATGTACAATTATAATAGTTCATCAAGCATTAGTGCTTGTAGTATAACAATACCCTTCGATACATTTTATCATGATGATTCAAATAATTTAATACCAGATAATGTAAATATATATACAGTTTATACAACACAAACTGGAACAACTGTTGCCACAGCTGGTTACTATGCTATATATACAACTAGCGGATCACCTAGTGGTTCATATATTCGTGTTGGTAATAATGGATTAATAATTGAGGTTGATACTTGTTAAAAAATAAATAAATAAATAAATAAATAAATATAAAATTATGGCAATAACTTACACTTGGAGTATTAACACATTAGAAGCTAAAATACATGAAGACGGCTTGGATAATGTTGTTTTTAATATACATTATAGATATTTAGGAGTAGATAATGACAATGAAAAATATGCAATTAGTCAAATGGGAATTTTGAACGTGCAATACAAAGAGGGTGATGCGTTCACACCATATAATGAATTAACAGAAAATCAAATTATTGAATGGTTAGAATCTGGTTTAAATATACAAGAGATGCAAAATGCAATAACTAAAGAAATTGATTTGCTAAAAAATCCAGTTAATGAAAGTTTAACACCACCATGGGAAAAGGTTAATTAATAATTAATTAGTATATTTGTATCTAATCATAAACCTAAAATAATGTCTAAAATTACAGAAGAACAGTTAAAATCATTACAAGAAAGTCAAGGCAAAGTTAATCAAGTTGTTTCTAATATAGGTGCAATATCTATTCAGAAAATTAACTTAGCAAAGTCAAAAGAATTACAATTAGAAGAACTAAAAAAACTAGAAGAAACACAACTAGAACTTAAGAAAGAGCTTGAGGAACAGTATGGTAAGATTTCAGTTAATTTAGAAGACGGTTCTTACGAAGAGATACCAGAAGAAAAATAATACTATGGGTTTTGCAGATTTGAAGATATACTTACTAAATTCAGTTGCTTTTTTTATATCATTAACTGAAGTAGAAGTTTGGCTTAAAATTATATTATTAATCTGCACAATAACTTATACTATTCAAAAGACAAAGAAATTATGAATGAAATAAGTGAGGATAGTAAGTTTGAAATTAGTATTAAAACACTTATAGCGATAGGAGCTGGATTATCTGCTCTTATAGGTATGTGGTTTGCTTTACAAGCGGATATAGAAGAAGCTAAATTATTGCCAGAACCAGAAATTAGTAGAACTGAGTACGATCTAAAAGATCAATTAATTAGAGAAACTATAATGAATACTGGTACTAAGGTAGAAGAAAACTCTGATGCTTTAAAGAAAATAGACGACAAGCTATTTGAAATAATCAGTAAATGAAAAAATTATTATGTGCGATATGTGTATTGGTTGCGGCATCTGTATATAGTCAAGATGTAACTGTTTTGCAAATAAATGCAAAATGGAATGAAAGAAACAATTATGATCTAAGTAACATAACTGGAGCTACAGTAAAGTTTAGTTACTTAAAAGATCAACCTAAAGATATACAAAAAGGTATTGTTGCTGTTCCTGTTATTGTTATTATGGATAAAAAAGGTAGAGTAAGAATGCAATATGTTGCAGATATTTCATTAAAGATTAAAGTTGGCAATCTTGATATACAAAATAATGTCAATAGAATAAGTAAATTGTGAATCGTATAAGCAAACATATAACCTATAAAGAAGCCACAAGAAGTGTCACAGCTCTACGTTTAGGTATAGAAAATAAACCTAGTGAGTATGAGCTACAGAATATGGAATTAATAGCAGAGAAAGTGTTTGAACCACTTAGAGAAGCTGTTAATG